AACCCGACCCCTTCCTTCAGTCTCTTTCTTGCGAACCAGCCCGAATCAGCCGTGACTGGCGCGGATCAGCGGGGGCTGGCTGGGATGGGTAGGGAGCAGCCCAGATTGGAAACGGCGCGGGTGGGGGGGCAATCGTTTGGGCCGTTGGTGGAGGCTTGGGCTGCGGCGCATTTGATGCCGTTGATGCCGTGGCAGGCGTATGCGGTTGCCGGGATGTTGGAGCATGACGGTGGGCGATTGTTGCGCCGCGAGGCGTTGGTGTCTACTGCTCGTCAGCAGGGCAAGTCGGTGCTGTTGACCTCGATGATTGGGTGGTGGGTCACCGAACACGCGGCCCGGTTGGGGCGACCCCAGCACGTCCTTTCCACAGCCAACCAACTGGACCGCGCCGAAGCCATTTTCAGTGCGCTTGCCCCGGTGCTGGTCGAGCGGTTTGGGGGCAAACAGTTGCAAGCCATTGGGCGCAAGAAGGTGACGATGCCAGACGGGTCAACATGGGAGATCCGCGCCGCTAGCGCCCGACTGCACGGCGGCTCGTATGACCTAATCGTGGTGGACGAACTGTGGAACATTGCCCCGTCGGTCATGGACGACGCGTTGCGGCCCTCGATGATTGCCCGACCCAACCCGTTGCTGGCTTGCTTTTCCACAGCCGGGGACATGGGTTCCCACAGCATGATTCACATGAGAGAACAAGCGTTGGCGGACATTGACGCCGGCACCCAGACCGACACCTACTTCGCGGAATGGTCGATGCCGATGGGGGCCGACCCGAAAGATGAGCAGTGGTGGGGTTGGGCCAACCCAGCCCTTGGCACCACCGTCACCATTGAGGCGTTGCGAGCCGCGTCCAAAAAGGAGTCGTTTCTGCGGGCGCACCTAAACCAGTGGATTACCACCCGGGGCGCAATGCTGGACCCGGGGGTGTGGGAGTCCTGCGCTACCACCCGCTCGATGCCGCCCGGCGGCGTCTTGGCTATTGACTCATCAGTGGATGAAGCCCGCTACGTCGGCACCCGCGCCACTATCGCCGACGGCCAAATCATGGTAGACGTCGAGTTTGTCGTTGACTCAGAGGATGCCATGTGGGAACAAGTCGCCCGCGTGATGGCTGACCGTTCGGTCAACCTCGCCGTCACCCCGACACTGGAACTGCACCTGCCACCAGAGTACGCCCGCCGCTACGCCCTCGTCGGCTACGGCGAACTACTCAAGTTCACCAGCCTCGTACGGTCAATGATCCAAGAAGGCCGCGTCATCCACACCAATGCCCGCACCCTGTCAGAGCACATGAACCGTGCCGTCGGTGTCAAGACCGCGCAAGGGTATGTGCTGTCCAGCCAGAAATCCCCCGGCCCGATCGAGGTGGCCCGAACCGCGGTATGGGCTATCGCACTGGTGAGCCGTCCGCAAACAAAACAGAAACCCATGCTTGTAGTTTCCTAGTGCTGTATGGTGCTGGCGTGGCCCCGTGTCGGGCGAGGCCGCAACATCTCTCATGGCACTGTTTACACGCAAAGAAACCAAAGCCCAGATTTCGCCGGTTGAACCGCAAGTCCGCGCCGCTGTTGGCGGGTACAACCCCAACGCTGGCGGCATCAACCTCATCGGGCAGTACTACACCTACCAAGAAGGCGAGGCCCGCAACCGTGCGATGCAGGTGCCCGCTATCAGCCGCGCCCGCGACCTCCACGCAAACGTCCTGTCCGCGATGCCGCTGACGATGTACCGCGAACGGTGGAACCCTGACACCCGCGAAATGGAAGAGGAATACCTAGCGCCCCGATCGTGGTTGCGCCGCCCCGATCCGTCCATCAGTTACGAAACCCTCATTTCGTGGACGTTCGACGACCTGTTCTTCTACGGCCGCGCATTCTGGTACGTCACCAGCCGCACCCAAGACGGCTACCCCGCCTCATTTACCCGGCTCCCGACCGGGTCCATCACCACCCCCGATCAGGCTGGCCCTGTCTGGTACGCACCCAGCAACGAACTGTATTTCAACGGGGAAATGCTTGACCCCGTAAACGTCATCCAGTTCATCGGCTCAACACAAGGACTGATTTACTCGTCCGAGCAAACCATCGCCACCGCACTACGCATCGAGGACGCCCGGCTACGGAACGCCTCTTCATCTATCCCCTCGGGCATCCTTAGGCAGGTCGGTGGCGAACCCCTTAGCGCACAAGAACTAGCAGACCTTTCGGCAGCGTTCAACGCGGCCCGCGCGTCCAACCAGACCGCAGCACTCAACGAGTTTCTGACCTACGAACCAACGACAGCGACCCCAGACAAAATGCTGTTGATCGAGTCTGCCCAGTTTTCGGCACTCCAAATGGCGCAAATCTGCAACATCCCGCCCTACCTGTTGGGCGTCCCGACCGGGTCGTACGCATACACGAACAGCCGTGAATCGCGTTGGGATCTGTGGCTGTACGGCACCAAAGCCTACGCCGAAGTCATCGCCGCAACCCTGTCCGCAAACAACGTCCTGCCAAACGGCACGTTCATCGAGTTTGACTACGACGAGTACCTCGGCGAAATGGACGACGCAAACACAAGCCGCGAAATGATTGACGTGGAAGAAAACACACAGGAGGAACTGGCATGATCCGCTTCACCACCGACACCGTCATTGTCAAAGCCGAAGCCGGCGACAAGGAAAGCGAACGCCGCATCGACGCCATCGCAGTCCCATACAATGTTTACGCGACTGTGTCGGGCGGGCAGGAAGTCATGTTCAAGCCCGGCAGCCTCCCAGTGGACGGCCGCGCACCCCGCGTTTTCATGTACCACGATTCAACGATGCCCATCGGCATCGTCGCTGAGCGTGTTGACACCGACGAAGCCATGCTTGCATCTATGCGGATCAGCCGCACTGCCCTCGGGGACGAGGCGCTGGTGCTGGCAGCGGACGGCGTTATGGACGTGTCCGTGGGCGTTAATCCGCTGGAGTTCACGGAGGACAAGCAGGGCCGCATTACCGTCACAAAGGCTGAGTGGATGGAATTGTCGCTTGTCCCCATACCGGCGTTCGCAGGTGCTACCATCACCGAAGTAGCCGCGCAAGCAGCAACCGACCCCGACGAAACAGATCCCGAACAAGTTCCAGAGGAGGAACCCGTGGAAGCAACACCCGCACAGGCAGAGGTCGTCGAGGCCGCAGCCATTCCGACCCCCGCACTCCCGGCACAGCCGAAGCGCAAGTTTGACCTGCCCACCCCGGGCGAGTACCTCGCAGCCATGCACATCGGTGGCGAGACGTTCCGCAACGTCGCCGCTGCTGCCCGCGAGTACAGCATCTCCAAGCAGTCCGCGTTTGAGGCCGCCGCAGGTGACGTCCTCACGACCGACACCCCCGGTCTTCTCCCGGTGCCGGTCCTCGGCCCCGTGTTTCAGGATCTGAACTACATTCGTCCCGTGGTCGCCGCAGTCGGCGCCCGCGCCATGCCCGACGGTGGCAACCAGAAGACGTTCATTCGCCCGACGTGGACCACGCACACCAGCGTCGCCGCCCAGTCCCCGGAACTGAACCCCGTGTCGGCCACGACGCCGGTCATCGCATCCAACGTGATTACCAAGACCACCCTTGCTGGTCAGGTCACGCTGTCGGTGCAAGACGTTGACTTCACGTCGCCGGCCGCCATGGAAATCATCCTCCGCGACCTCGCCGGGCAGTACATGCTGCAGTCCGACAACGTCGCCGCTGACGCCATCGTCGCCGGCGCACAGGCATCGGGCGCAACGTGGGACGTCACCGCCAACGACCCGTCCACGCTGATTTCGTCCATCTACACCGCCGCGTACAACATCCTGCTGGACACCAACTTCCTGCCCGACCACATCTTCGTGGCCCCCGGTGTGTGGCAGGCCCTCGGTGCCCAGTTGGACGCCGACAAGCGCCCCGTGTTCCCGTACGTCGGCGCAGCCGGCCTCATGGGTGTCAACGGCATGGGCGCCGCCAACGTCACCGTGGCAAACACGTTCAACCCGTTCGGCCTCAACCTCGTCGCAGACCGCAACTTCGCCGCAGGAACCATGATCGTGGCCCGCGGCGCAGCCATCGAGTTTTACGAGCAGGTCCGCGGCCTCATGTCCGTTGAGGCACCGTCCACCCTCGGACGCGTGTTCTCGTACTACGGCTACGTCGCCACGTTCATCGCGGACGCCGATCAGGTCCAGAGCATCGCGCTCATCTGATTCGGGCCTGACCTAGGAGCCCGGAACCATGGCCGTCTACACCGTCATAGCGCACCAGCGCCTCGACGACTATGCCGTGGTCCAAACGCTGACCAACACGCCTGTCGAACCCGGCCAGTCCATCACACTGGCCGGGGTAGGGCACAACCTGAACGGCGCCCACACCGTCCTGTTCTGCCCCCAATACGCCTACATCGGCACAGACGGAACAACCGGCGAATGGCTGTACGACTTTGAGGTGCCACGCGCCAATCAAGTCCTGTTTTACGACGCAGGTGACGAACTTGAGTGGTCAACCTTTGTACCAACTGGCACCCTGACATGGACACAAACGTGCACATGGATTACCAACGCCAACGTGGAAGAATGGCTCGGTATTGCTGTGGCCACCGCAAATGACACCGCGTTTATAACCAAATGCGTGTCAGCCGCCAACGCGTTTGCGTACCGTCGCCGCGTCGAGTCTGGCTATCTGGAGGACAGCCTCACCACAAGCCCCGGTGGAGACGTCACCCTTGGCACCATCATGTACGCCGCACTGCTGTACAGGGAACGCGGATCCGCAGACTCGTTCGCATCGTTCGACTCGATGGGGACATTCCCGGTGCCGTCAGCCCTTGGGCGCATCCTCCAGTTGCTGGGTGTCGGCCGTCCGCAGGTTGCGTAATGGCCGCTACTGGCATCCTGTGGGACGCGGTCAACGCCACCAAAACCGCGCTGGTGGCTTTGAACCTTGGCTACGAGGTTGTCACCGATCCACGCAACGCTCGACCCATGACGTTCTTTCTGGAACTACCGACCGTGGAGGCGTTTACATACAACGTGGGTGACATCACGTTGCGTATTCGTGTTTGCGCGCCACCACCCGGTAATCAGGACGCATCAGACTGGCTGCTTACACAGGCCGACAAAATTATGAATTCTGCGATAGCCGTGACAGACCTGCGCCCGTCTGTAATGATTATTGGCGGCGGGCAGGAACTGCCGACATATGACCTCACCGTGCGGGTAGCCGTACGGCGCAACTAGCAAAAGGACAACCATGGCCACAGCAACTTTCCTTTCCAACGCCACCGTCAACATCACGCAGGGCGTCACTACCACCGACCTGTCCGATCAGTGCCGCAGCGTTACCGTGACCATCGGCAGCGACCCGCTGGAGTCAACCGCCATGGGCGACACCGGGCACCGTTTCGTTGGCGGCCTCCAGAGCGTCGAGGTCACGCTGGAAATGTTCCTTTCCTACGGCGCATCCGAAGTGGAAGGCATCCTCGCGTCCTGCGTGGGCACTGGCACCACGGTGCTGACCATCAGCCCGTCCGGCACCACAGAGTCCGCCACCAACCCCGAATACATCATCACCAACGCCATGCTGGAAAACTTCACGCCCATCGCCAGCACCGTCGGGGAACTCGCCATGGTCACCGCCACGTTCACCGGCGGCACATGGGTCCGCGACGTCACCTGACCTACACACAACCTAGGGAGAACCAATGCAACTCAACCT